ATTGATGCTGGTCAACAAATGTCAGCAATGATAAGGCTAGCCAATGGGGAGATCACATGTGGTTATTTCGACCCGGAAGAGATTGAATTACTAAAAGCTGCTGGGAAAATCTAATTTTCAGTTCTAGGGAGAAGGCTTCACATGAGTCAGAAAGGATATTTTATCCGCGTAGGTGATAAGACAAGCTGCGGCGGTACGGTTAGAGGTGGCAATCCTAATTACAATATGCACGGCCGAGTTGCTTCGAGGCATGGCGATCTCGTCACATGCGGAAAAGATGGCAAGACATACCGTATCATCGGTGGCATCCCTGGTATGCTGGATAATAATGTGCAACTAGCTGGTACGCTCGATAGCATTAGCAGTTGTCCATGCAGGGCTAAACTTCTTTCATCACTCTCGAGTGCGACATATGAGAAAACTAGCCGTGCAGAAGCAAGAATGGCGGCTGCGCCACAATCGGAGGCGCCAACACAATACGCCCAAGCAGCTAAAAGTCATTCCCAACCTTTGATTGCTCCTGAAGCATCATCTCATGAACCTGTCGATGCTGGCTTCTGTGTTTTGCCACTCCCGAGCTCGGTGAATAGTTATGAGCAGTTTTTGTTTGTATCTCCCCCTGAAGGGACTAAGGAACTATATCGTTCACTAAATGGGAGTGGCGATGTAAAAGCAGGGTCTATCTTGCTTTTAGTAGACCCTCTTAAACAAGATCCTGAACAAATAGCACATTTAAAAGCGGCTAAAGATCGAGTTGATGCTGCCTTGGCTCCCTTGACAAATGAAGAAGCAAATTTCTTACATAAGCACTATGCAACTATTGCTAATTTTTCTAGTTTCGCTGATAAGGGAATTGGGCTTGCTGCTGATCCTGTTGGTAAATATTTCGAAAATATAGAGAAGATTCTTAAAGAAATACAAGATACATATAAAAATACGTACTTAACCCGTGGCGCACTTATTGGTGAACAGTTTTATGTAAAACGAAGCCAACTATTTAAACAGCTTGATAGTGTACTTAAAGTAGGCTTTTTAAATAAAGGGATGAAGCTTGGTGAATACACAAAGATAAAAAGTGCTCTAGGTCTTTCAACAAGCTCAATCACACATAAATGGAATACATCAGGTGTTAGTGATATAGACGGGTACGCTGTCCATATAGAGAGGGCTGCTAAGTATGTTAAGGCAATGAAATATTCTGGGTATGCTGGTATTGGTTTTAGTGCATTACATTCGGCCAATGAAATAAATGAAGCTTGCTCTATTGGTCGTGAAAGTGAATGTACTAAGAAAAAGTACACTGAAATAGGCAGTTTTGTTGGAGGTACTAGCCTTGGTATCGGCGCTGGTTATTTAGCGGCTCCGTTATGCGTCGCAATAGGCGTTGGGACAGCTGGTCTGGGTGGGCTAGCTTGCCTCGTCATTGCAGGAGGAACGGCTGGATATTTAGGGTCTGAACTTGGTAGCTCCGGTGGTGAATTATTGGGTGATAAGGTATATGAAACTTATGGCAAATAATATCTTTAGTACAACTGAAGAACTCATTATGGCCGTACTTGCGGCCATATCAGCGCTATCGACATTACTTTGCTTTATTCAATATCTTCTTTCAAAAAGAAATTTTCAAGAAACATGTAATTCTTTTATGAATAGATTCAACAAACTTCCAAATCAAGTATTGTTGTATAGGGATGGTGGATTCTTTTTTTCTTTCATGCGGGACTCATTCTTCATAATCGCGCTACTAGCAAAAGAAAATGGGTTTTACACGCGTGACATGGATGTAAATGAGGTACGATTTATAAAATCCCTCCCTAGAGAGCAAACAAAGTGGATAAAATCTAAAGTAATCGTAACTATACTCAGCTTTATCGCATATGTATCATCACTTGCTTTCTATTTGGTGGTAATTAAAAAATGAATATTCTACCGCAAGTATAAATGGTGAAGTGTGATCTTCTGCTGGTGGGGGACTGCGTGATGTTAGTTTTCTCATCATGTGTAAAGCAGCAGGTTTATGCATGGATCTGCACGAAAGAAAAAGGATCTAGAGTGTCAGGAGGCCCCACTGCTGGCGCGGACTGGCGGAGATCATGCAGGTGCATGAAAAGTAGTAGATCAAGCGGGCAGGCGTGGCGGGGCTATGATTGCGCGTGATGAGTTTTACTCATCATAAAAATGATGTAATGTATTCTTACTTTTACTAACACTCTGGTGAATAATGGAACTTCACGCTTATACGAGAACTATCTCAGAATTATTATCAGTGAATAGAAAATATGTCGTACCAAGATTTCAGAGAGAATATTCATGGGCTAAAGAACAAATAAATGAGCTTTGGTATGATGTGATCTCAAATATAAAAATCAATGCTGAACAGATATATGAAAATAATGAATATTTCATTGGTTCTTTAGTGTTGGTTGGCGACGAAACTGGTCGAGAAATGCAGATTGTTGATGGACAACAAAGGTTAACTACATTAACAATATTTTTATCTGTTTTATGTGAGGCTTTTATCCATGTTGACCAGAGAGAGTTGGCTGAGGCATTATTCGAAAACTATATTGAAGGCCGAGATGATGATGGTAGAAAATTCTTCAAACTAATTAATGAAACTCCGAAGCCTTTTTTCCAAAAAAATATTCAACATATAGACAAGGTAGAAGAACAGCCTCAGTCTCAAGAAGAAAGAAACTTGCTTTCGGCCTATAAAGAGATTACTACACTAGCTTCAAGAGAAAAGTTAGGAAAGTATTTCTCTACAGATCTGAAAGCCAATGAGGATTACTTATTGATTTTGAAGTCTGTGCGTGACCAAATATTGAGGTTCTTGAAGATTATTTTTATCACGGTAAATGATGAGGATGAGGCTTATACAATATTTGAGACATTGAATGCAAGAGGAATGAATCTTAGCTTTGTTGACTTGATAAAAAATAAGTTATTTAAGGCACTGGCTGATCAACACCCAAATGATGATGCAAAAGATAATTGGAAATCTATTAGAACCACACTCACAAAACGAAGTGGTGTAGGAACCATCGAGAATTTTATGCGTCATTGGTGGGTCTCAAAATATGCGTATGTTAGTAATGAGAACTTATATAAGTCATTCATTACTAAATGGCGTAAAGACGAAATTATTCCAGCGAAATTTATTAGTGAACTGAAAGAGGATGCCAAGATGTATATGATAATATCTTCACCTCTTGACAGTGATTTTCCTCAACTCGAAGATAAGCCTGTTTATCATTCCCTTAATGCATTAAAGCTTTTTGGTATTACTCAATGCAAACCATTTTTACTTGCGTTATTGAATGCTAAGCGTGCAAAAAAATTGAGGCAACGTGATTTTATTAAGGCTTTAAAGGTAATTGAAAATTTTCATTTCATTTTTAATGCGGTTTGCTCGCTTAGACCTTCCGGCATTGAAGGCGCTTATTCCAAAGCGGCTAGATCTATAAATTCGCCTCAATCGACAAAAGCAAAAAATGGAGCGATTATTGATCAGTTATGTACGCTTTTAGCAAATAGAAAACCTGAACTGACAGTATTTATTGAGAACTTTAGGAATATATCGTTTACAGACGAAAAATATAAACAGAAAAAACTTGTTCAATATATTATCGGTAAGTTTGAGATGTCCCAGCATGCTGGTCAAGAGTATAAGCCTCATTCAATTTCATTAGAGCACGTGTTGCCTCAGAGTTTTGGAGATTTAAGAGAAATTGGTATGATTGGTAACTTGATTCCGTTGTCGAAGGAGTTGAATGAGCGAGCTGGTGATAAAACGTTAGAGCAAAAGATTCCAATCTACGAATGTTCCGAATTTCTTCTCACAGAGTCTTTTATACATGAGTGGCGTACGATTTATTCCGAAAAGTGGGAGCCAGCTACAATTATAGAAAGAACTGATAGATTAGCAGGAGAAGCCTATATGTCGATCTGGAAGCTCTAAAATAACAATCCTGAAAAAACCGCCTAAGTAAGGGCGGTTTGTACTTTTTTAATTAATCTTCTAAGACTATTTCATCTAATCTATATGGAGTAAAGCTAATCACCTCCTCACCCAACCAGTTATTTAATCCCATAATTTGACTCTGAAGCGGCATCAACTCATTGCGCACAAATACCTTACTAGCTTTACCAACGTCGCCAAAGCCGCCGGTGTTGTTGGGGATAATCCCCATCATTTGCGGCGGAACGCGGTGAGCGGCTAGCATGTCGTCACGGCTGACGTTCTTGATGTTTAGGAATTCATCTTTTGCGGCCACTTCGCTGAGTGGGATGATCTGAATGCCGTCTTTTTTTCCGCTGGGTGAATACATAAACAAATTACGGAAATTGCCGGGACCTTTCGACTGCTTTAATGCCGAACGGATGTTGTCTACATCAGACTGGTTTTGCGCGGGGTCGCTCATATACATGATGAAGCCTGCATGGCTACCGTTCAGATAATACTTGCGGCGAAATAGGGTAGCGGACTCATTGAGCAGCGCCGACGGGATAGCTGCCAGATATTCGGGTAGGCCGTAAATCTCTTGGTTTAGGTCGGGTTCGAACAGATGAAATACAGAGCCGGTTTCAAACGGGTACGGCTGGGTGTTAAAACCATATTGGGCAAACCAGTAAGTATCGAGATCGACACCTCGGCGCATGTATTTTGCCAGCGTAGGCTCTAGCGAAAGCGTGTCACCAAGTCGATTTGTCCGCTTTTCCAGATAGGCATTGCCGAACACCAGATAATCCAGCGCAAAGCGGCTAAACGCCTGCTGGCTAAGCAACTTATGCGGAATGAAGGTGCTGGTCAGAATATTACGTTTTACGTAAATGGCCGAGCTGTGATGTGTGGCGGCGCGGAACGTGCGCGCCAGTCCATCCAGACTAATCGGCGGTTCATACCATTGTTCGACGCGGGAGCATTCCAGATAATCCAATAATTCGCGGCGGTCCAGTACGGGGATCGGGTCGCCAAAAGTGAAGGCTTCTGCTGCCGGTGCTTGCTGGGTGGCGGTGACCACTGGCTGGGTTTTGGTTTTATGCTTACGGCTCATGAGTTAGAAAATCTCCACGATATTGGTATTGGTGGCGGTCATGCCTTCCAGCGGTTCATGGTGTAAGGCGTGCATGGTGGCCCATGCCAGATCGGCGTGGCTGGCTTCTTCACTGCGACTGGCTTCATAGGTTGGGCGGTTGCCGCTGGCGGTGACGGATTTACGGATCGCCATAAACGATTGGGCTATGTCGGTGTGTCCGGCGTCGAACTCTAGACGGCGGTGGCTGATCACGTCGTAGGCTTTCAGGACCAGTTCATTTTTTACATTCGGGTTGTAGACAAATTCCCGCGCGGCAGGGAAAAACGCTTTCACGTTTTCATAGACCCCGTGACCGATACCGGTGGAGTCAATGCCGATATAGGTCACGTTATAGACTTCAGTCAGTTGGCGGATAGATTCTGCCTGTGCGCGAAAGTCCATGCCGCGCCATTGAAAGCGCTCCAGAATACGGAACTTGCCACCGGCAACAGGTGGCGGAGCCACAACGACGCAACCGGCGCTATCACCGTTGGCCGTTCCCTTGGCAGGGTCATAGCCAATCCATACGGGGTTATAACCGAAGGGCCGGATCGCCAGCGGCTGTACGTCGTCCCACACTTCCCAACTGTCCACCATGCACGCCTGCAGATCGGCCAGCGGAAACACCGAGGCCAGATCGTCGATAAAGTCGCACATCAACAGGTTTTGATATTCTGGCGGGCTGTATTCAAGGCGCAGCTGGTCGAGGTCGAACAGGTTACAACCGCCATTTACCGCATCTTCTACGGTGACAATCTGACGATATTGCCCATCAGGGCAGAGAACGCCGCGCGCCAGATGGTTGTGGGTTAGGTCTATGTCTACGCGGTCTGCTTTTGCGCGCCCACGGTTATACAAGGCACCCGACCAAAACGGGTAGGCGCTGTGGGTGAGGCTGGAAGGGGTAGAAAAATAGGTCTGACGCCATTTCTTATGCAGCGCCATGCCCGATGCCACTTTGCGTAGTTCTTGGAATTTCGGTATCCAAAAATACTCATCCAGATACAGATTGCCGTGGTAGCTCTGCGCGGTGCGGGCGTTAGTGCCGAGAAAATAGAGGCAGGCCCCATTGCCCAGCGTCATAGGATCGCCTTTTAATTCCACGTCCACTTCTTGGGCAAATTCGATAATGTACTGCTTAAAAACGTGCGCCTGCGCTTTACTGGCGGATAAGAAAATCTGATTGCGGCCCGTGGTCAGCGCATCCAGTAACGCTTCACGGGCAAAATAGTAGGTAGCTCCAATCTGGCGCGATTTGAGCAGGTTACGAATACGAATATCGGGATCGATACCTGCTCGATACCAGTGCTTTTGGTAATCAAACAGCGTTTCATGGAATGTTTGCTGCAGCTTTTCCAACTGCTCATCAGTGAACGCGTTCTTTTCAGGCTGCTTGCGTTCGCCGCTGTTTCGGCTACGGATTTTGGGATTCAGAACGGCTTCATTGCCGCCGTTATTAAATTTACCGATGCGGGCGTGGCGCTCGGACTGGCGCGCCAGCAAGTCAATTTCTTTAAAGTCTTTTCCTTCTTTCTGCTCCTTCATAACGAGCTGGCAATAGCGTGCGGCGGTAGTCAGCTGCATTTGATCCAGTGGTCCAATGTCGCCCCACTTGTCACGCTTTTTCCAACTGTGTACGGTTGCAGGCTTCTCTCCCAGCATTTCAGCAATGCGGGCGATGCGTAACCCCTGAAAGTACAGGAACATAGCCTGACGGCGGGGATCGAGGTCAGTTTTTACCGTTGTCGTATTCATGCGGCCAGATTACCGACCCAATCACGCCTGCACCGCTGCCGCTGATTGTGCCAGCGTCCCCACAATTCCCCCGCGTTGTCTCCATACCCCCATCACCGCAAACATAGTGGCTCTAATACGTTCACAAGAATGGAGCCTGACAGATGGCAACAAAATCAAAGCGTTTTCGCGTCGGGGTGGAAGGGGCGACCACTGACGGCCGCAAAATCCAGCGCGAATGGCTAACCCAGATGGCGGAAAACTATGACCCAGAGGTCTATGGCGCACGGGTTAACGTTGAGCACATCAAATCCTATTCCCCCGATGGTTCATTTGGCCGTTATGGCGATGTCACCGGACTTTTTGCCGAAGAGATTGAAGATGGTGCGCTTGCTGGACGCATGGCGCTGTATGCCGAAATCGAACCCACGCCGGAGCTGGTCGCACTCAATAAGAAAAGCCAAAAGGTTTACACCTCGATGGAGGTTGATCCCGAGTTTTCAGACTTTGGCTTTGCTTACTTGGTCGGCCTTGCCGTCACTGACGATCCCGCCAGTCTTGGCACCCAGCGTCTGAGCTTTAGCGCCAGCGGTGAAAGCACGCTGGCCCAGCGTAAAGCCAACCCGCATAACCTGTTCACCGTGGCAGAAGAAACCGTGATTGAGTTCGAAGAGGTGGGGGAATCGAAGCCCAACATCTTCAACCGCGTTATGGACATCTTTAGTAAAAAGCAGGTGGGCGACGAAGCCCGCTTTAACAACGTGCATAAGGCGGTAGAGCTGTGCGCGAAAGAAACGCAGGGAACGGCGGAGCAGGTCGCCACTTTATCCGCAGAGGTTGCCAAAGTGGGCGAACTGGAAGAACGGCTGGCGGAGTACGGCCAGAAGTTGGGCGACCTGACCACGCGCCTGAGTAACGAAGACGGCAATCAAAATCGCCGTCCCTTCTCTGCCGGTGGCAGTCATTCCGCGTCAGAACAAACTAACTGCTAACGGAGCAACATCTGCATGAAAAAGAATACCCGCTTTGCTTTTAACGCCTTTCTAAGTCGATTGGCGGAACTCAACGGTGTGGCAATGGACGATCTGTCCGCCAAGTTCACCGTAGAGCCGACGGTGAACCAGACGCTGGAAGATGAGATCCAGCAGTCTGCCGCATTCCTGACCTTGGTCAATGTCGTCCCTGTGCCGGAACAATCGGGCCAGCTGCTCGGTCTGGGCGTCGGTACCACCATTGCAGGCACCACCAATACCGCAGACAAAGAGCGCGAACCTACCGACCCGACGGCGTTCAGTGATATTGAGTACAAGTGTGAGCAGACCAATTTCGACACCGCACTGACTTACCCTAAATTGGACATGTGGGCCAAGTTCCAAGACTTCCAGCTGCGCATTCGTAACGCCATTATCAAGCGTCAGGCACTGGACCGCATCATGATCGGGTTTAACGGCTTGAAGCGCGAAAAAACCTCTAATCGTGCGGTAAACACCATGCTGCAAGATGTGAACGTGGGCTGGCTGGAAAAGATCCGCAAAGACGCACCGGCGCACGTCATGGCGGGTGTGACGGGCGAAGATGGCAGCGTGAAGAATGTCATTAATGTGGGTAAAGGTGGCGCCTATGCCAACCTTGACGCGCTGGTGATGAACGCCGTTGATGAGATTATCGATCCGGTTTATCAGGATGATGATGGTCTGGTGGTGATTTGTGGCCGTGCTCTGCTTGCTGACAAGTATTTCCCGCTGGTCAACAAAGAGCAGGAAAACAGTGAAGCGCTAGCCGCAGATATGATCATTAGCCAGAAACGCATGGGCGGTCTGCAAGCGGTACGTGCGCCGTACTTCCCGCCGAATGCGTTGATGATCACCCGACTGGATAACCTGTCTATCTACTGGCAAGAAGACACCCGCCGCCGCTCGGTGATTGATAATCCAAAACGTGACCGTATCGAAAACCTTGAATCGGTCAACGAAGCCTATGTGGTAGAGGATTACCGCTGTGTGGCGCTGATTGAAAATATCGTGATGGGGCCGGTGGAAGCGCCAGCACCCAGCGCCGCAATGATGTCTGCCGATGTTCAAAGCGTCGAGGGCGTTGATTCCGCAAAGTTGGCTGATGCCATCATGCTGCTGGCGGAAAAGCTGGGCGGTGATAAAGCCGACGTGGTGACCGGTGGAGCTGTTCAGGAAGCGGCTTCCCAGCCAGCGGAAAGCCAACCGGAAAAGCCAACCCCAACCGACAAAGCCACAAAGTCTGACGGCAAGAAGGCGTAAATCATGTTGAGTCCTGCACGGCGACATGTGATGCGTGTTCAGGCTGAGGAGTCCGCCCAGTTGGGCGGCTCCACGCTCCGCAATTTATCAGCCTACAACCAGATGTTGCTCAAACTCGAAGAGGACAAGCGCCAGTTAAAACGGGTGCAGTCCACCATGCGCAAGGCCGAAATTAAACGCGAACTTTTACCCTACTACCAACCTTGGGTGGCGGGCGCGTTGAAGAGCGGAAAAGGGGCGCAGGATGATGTGCTAATGAACGTCATGATCTGGCAGGTGGATGCCGGTGATTTTAGTGGCGCATTAGACATTGCCGAATATGCCCTTAAACACGGTTTGGTGATGCCATCGCTTTATAACCGACAAACGGCGTGCGCCGTGGCTGAGGAAATCGCTGACGCCATGACAAAAAACTATGCCGCCAAGCAGCCGGTGGACGTGGAACTTATCCAGCGCACGCTGGAAATCACAGACGTGCATGACATGCCCGACCAAGTCCGCGCCAAACTTCACAAAATTCTGGCCTATGGCCTACGCGATAACAATCAGCCGGTGTTGGCTTATCACCATATCAGTCAGGCGTTCCTGTTCGATAAGAACTGTGGCGTGAAAAAGGATATGGAACAACTGGAGCGGATTGCCCGCCAAGCCAACAACGGATAACCGAACGTGCCCACGCGCGAGGCGGCACGGGATGGCGACAGGCGATAGCCTCATCAAAATCCCGTCCACCGCCTACCCATTCAGAGGACAACAGCATGGATTTTGTTTCACCGGAAAAGCCAGACAGTAAGGCGGGGATTATCACCAATACCCCGTTTTGGCCGGATGTCGATCTGGAGCATTACCGGCTAGCCATGCGCACCGATGGTGTCGTGACGAATGAGCGCCTGAAAGAAGCCGCACTGTCTGCCATCTGTGAAACCAACGCCGAGCTGGCTTTATACAAAGAACGCCAGCAACTATTGGGTTTTGCCAATCTGGTGGATGTACCGGCGGCGACCATCGGCGGATTTAGTGAACTCACATACTGGTATCGGCGCGCGGTGTATTGCCGCACCAAGGCCAATTTAACCGAGCGTTATCCCGATATTGACACCACCAAATCAGGCAGCAAACGCGCCGAAGACATGGTGTCTAGCATTGATGAGCTTTGGCGAGATGCCCAGTGGGCGGTCCAGCGCCTGCAGGGTAAGGCCCATATCACGGTGGAGCTTATCTAATGCGCGTGCGAGCCATGCAATACGACACGGTGGATGCGGTGTGTTGGCGGTACTACGGGCGCACGCAAGGCATGACCGAAATTGTGCTGGCTGCAAATCCGCAACTTGCCGAGGTCGGGCCTTTTTTACCCCACGGGATGGAGATCGAACTGCCGGATGTGGTGTCCGTGCCGACGACGCAAACCGTGCAGCTATGGGACTAACAGATGGAAAAAATTACCACGTTTATTTCCTATTGCCTCGCGGTGTTTTTGGCATGGCTCGGCGGGCTGAATGTGCAAGAGGTGGCCTTTCTGTCCGGTACGGTGTTGGGGTTTGGCACCTTTTTTGTCAATTGGTACTACCGGCGCAAAACCTTTCAGCTTTTCAAAGATAAGACCGACGCACTGAGTAAGGATATTTATGAACAGCTCAATCGTTAAACGCTGCGCCGTGGGAGCCATTCTGGCGCTGGTTGCTTTGGTATCTGGTTCTCAGAATTTGAAGGTGTCAGACGATGGTTTGCGGCTGATTGCCGATTTTGAAGGGTGCCGCCTGACGCCTTACCAGTGCAGCGCCGGTGTCTGGACCAATGGCATTGGACACACGGCGGGTGTGACCGAAAAGAGTGCGATCACCGAGCGGCAGGCGGCGGAAAATCTGGTGGCTGACGTTGCCAAAACTGAAAGGGCGATTGACCGTTGTATGGCGGTCAACATGCCCCAGCCGGTCTATGACGCAGTAGTGAGTTTTGGCTTTAACGTTGGCACCGCAGCCGCGTGTCGTTCAACGCTGGCGTATTTCATTAACGGACGAGACTGGCGGCGCGCCTGTTCGCAGTTACCGCGCTGGGTCTACGTTAACGGAGTTAAAAATAAAGGGCTAGAGAACCGCCGTGCGCGGGAGCTGACGCACTGTATGAGAGGAGTAACACAATGACGAAAGCTATGAGTTTTACGTTTGTAATTTATATCTGTCTGATGCTCACGCTGGTTTATGGCGCATTAAACCCTGACGGGAATGTGATCAATGTAGCGGTGGTGTGCGTCTGGGGAATGACCTTGATGGCTTTATTTATCGCATTTATGACTGTGATAAGTCTCATTGGTGCCAGTGAGTTACCTGATGATAAGAAAAAGGTAACTATTGAAAAGGTTGTAGCCGCATTCAATCAAAAGCGGCCCATGCTATTCCGTTGGATGTCAGCGGTATTTCCCCTGATTGTAGTGGTTTGCATGGCTTTTTCTGGATGGTTAATAACAGCCTTGTGTTATCTGGTTGGTTTAGTTGTGGTCAAAGTGATCAAAGCCGTGGTGTTGGAGTATGGCAAATCATGCGCTGGTTAGTTGGCTTGTGTATCGGCGTACTTGCGTTGATTTTGTGGCGGCTGGATGTCGCCACAACCACGGTTAATTTTCAAAAACAGCAATTAACGCGATTACAGCAATCATTGGCCGATAAAAAAGGACAACTGACGGCTATTAACCTGATGGCACAAGCCAATGATCGTTATCAGGTAAGGATGCAGCAACAGGCCGATGCGTTGAGCGCCGCACTGACAACCAAAGACAAGCGGATTAAGGAACTCATCAATGAAAATGCGGAACTTAAAAGCTGGGCTGACACTCCTTTGCCTGCTGACATTAGCCGGTTGCAACAGCGGCCCGCCATTGTCGGGGCCGCAGGTTATCACGCTTACCTGTCCGACAGTGACGCGCTGCCAGCTACCCGCCAGAGCGCCAAAGACTAACGGTGATTTGCGTGACGATGGTGATGCTGCAGAGGCCGCTTGGGCTGTCTGTGCCGCTAAGGTTGATATGATTGTGGACTGTCAGGAAAACCATCATGAAAAAGCCTGAGTCTTTACGGCAGGCGCTGAATAAGTCAGTGCCGTTTATTGCAAATAATCCTGAATGCCTGAGCATTTTTATTGATAGCGGCAGCGTTGTTTCAACGTTGGCTGCGTCGTTGTCGTTTGAATATCGCTATACGCTGAACGTCATTGTTATGAACTTTGCCGGTGACCAAAACCTGCTGATGGCCCCGATATTGGGATGGTTAACCCAACATCAGCCGGACATTTTGGCTAACCCAGCACGCCGTGAAGATGGTTTTACCTTTGAGGCGGATATTCTCAATAACACGACCAGTGACATCAGTATTGATCTCAAGCTGACCGAACGGGTGATCATCAAAGAGGAAAACGGCCAAATGGTTGTCGAGGCCGTCAGTGAACCAAACCCCGCAGATCCTGACGAGTGGGGCTGGCAATGAGTGATTTTATTCAATTAGAAGACTGGATGGTGGGGCTGCTGGAGAAATTCACTCCCGCACAGCGCCGCAAGCTGACCCAACAATGGGCGCGAACGCTGCGCAAGTCTCAACAAAAGCGTATCCAGCAACAGCTAAACCCCGACGGCTCACCCTATGAGGCACGTAAGCCGCAAAAGCGTGACAAAAAAGGGCGAGTTAAGCGCAAGATGTTTCGCAAAATCCGCACGGCGCGTTATCTAAAAACCAAAGCCACGCCGGATATGGCAGAGGTGAGTTTTAGCAATAGTCGCATTGAACGGATCGCCGCGACTCACCACTACGGCCTGCGTGAAAGGCTTGGGAAACGCGGGCCGGTGGTGAAGTATCCGCAGAGGCAGCTGTTGGGAGTGAGATGCGCTGATAAAGATATAATTGAAGAGCTTATCATTCATTACTTGTTAAATTAGATGTTCGAACATTGCTAGAGTGGCTTTGATTGTACTTTTCAACGTAAGTTTTCATTGTGTTGAAAGGTTTTCTGTGTGGTGGTTTAGTAATTAATATAAATAATAATACAGGGAGTGTTATAAGATATATCGACAACATCCCTTTTGTAGGACTAATTGATAGAAATATTTTGATATTAATCATGACGCAAAAAATGATGCTAGGTATTGTTAGAATAAATAGGTGTAATTTTCTTTTACGTATGTAGTTTTTTTCATTTATTACAATTAAGTTTGAGTCGTAATCTAAATATGCTTTAAATGGCTTGAAGTAGCTAGCAGGTAATTTGTTTTTTGTGATTATTGTAACTATTGGTTCTCTAAGGGGGAAATAAAACATCCCAGTTAGCTGGTAGTTGTAAAGCGCGTTGAGTTCTTGCTTTGCGAGTTCTCTAGTATTAATGGACGTATTCTTATTACATATTATTTCCTCTAATTTTTTACGCTTTAAATTATGTAACCCCTTGAATGCTTCTATTAAGTCAAATTTTCTAAATAAAAATATAATTAGGATGAACGGTATGATGAGAGTGCTGACGATGCCGCCTTGTTTAATAATGTTTAATAATTTAACTAGTTCATCTACTTGCACAACTGACTCCTTTAACTATCTATGTTAGTAACAACAAACTTGAGTAAGGGGTATTTTAAATCAGATACTTGTGCAGTACACCACACAATCCGCCAGTAATGCATGCGACCTCATCCTGATGGCACGCTATTCCTATGAACACAGAACTCACCGAACTCCTACGCCTACTACGCAACATGATCCGCACCGGCTGCATTATTGAAGTCGATGCGGATAAATGGCTGTGCCGAGTGGCTACCGGAGAAAACCAAACTGGCTGGATACCGTGGCTGACGATGCGCGCAGGAGCTGCGCGCGCATGGTGGAAACCCTCAATCGGGGAGCAGGTGCTATTGCTTGCCATTGGAGGTGAACTGACCACAGCCTTTGCGCTGCCTGCTATCTATTCCGACGAAAACCCGCCGCCGTCCCAATCTGAAAATGCGTTGGTGGTGACGTTCCCCGATGGTGCCCATTTCGAATATGACCCTGAGAGAAGCAAATTATTGATAAGCGGCATCAAGCAGTTGGTGCTGGTCGCGTCAGAAGAAGTCTTTTTTGATACGCCAAAAGTGCGCTGCGCCACCTTGCTAGAAACACCGCAAATGTCTGTCACTAAAGGCGGGACCATGAACGGGGATATTACTCACAGCCGCGGCAAGCTTTCGTCTAACGGTGTGGTGGTCGATGAGCATAAACATAACGGCGTGAAGTCAGGCGGGGATACCTCTGGGGGGCCAGTGAAATGAAATATCTGGGTATGAATCAACTAACCGGCAAACGCATTACCGAGCTTGAGCATATACGGCAATCCGTGCGGGATATTTTGGTGACCCCCGTGGGTTCTCGTCTTGCGCGTCGTGAATATGGCTCGTTATTGCCAGAGCTCATCGACTGGCCGCAAAACGATGCGGTCAAGCTGCAGGTGATGGCGGCAAGCTATACCGCCATTAGTCGCTGGGAGCCACGCATTAAGCTGCAACGTATCCAAATTAATACAGAAATGAGTGGCGTCATGACCGTTGAATTATCCGGTGTGCGAACCGATGGCAGTCCCGCCAGTTTGTCTATTTCACTGGGAGAACATTCCTGATGGCGTCCGTTGATTTGTCACAACTGCCAGCCCCTAATGTGGTGGAGGCGTTGGATTTTGAAACCTTGCTGACTGAGCGCAAAAATTTTCTGGTTTCGCTGTACCCAACTGACGAACAGGATGCCGTGCGGCGCACACTGCAACTGGAATCTGAACCCATTGTTAAGCTGCTGCAGGAAAATGCGTACCGTGAATTACTGCTGCGCCAGCGAGTCAACGAGGCCGCGCAGGCGGTCATGGTGGCGTATGCGCTTGGCAGTGATTTGGACCAGCTTGCCGCCAACAACGATGTGACTCGCTTGGTGGTGATGCCTGTTGACGCGGACACTATTCCACCGGTGGATGCGGTGATGGAGTCCGATACCGATTTGCGCGCCCGTATTCCTGCCGCCTTTGAAGGGCTATCCGTTGCGGGTCCGTCGGCTTCTTATCAGTATCACGCCTTGAGCGCAGACGGGCGGGTGGCCGATGTGAGCGCGATTAGTCCCGAACCTGCGCAGGTGGTGGTCACCGTATTAGCACGCGCGGGAGATGGTCAAGCCGATGCCGAATTATTGGCAGCGGTAAGAAATGCCCTGAATGATGAAACCGTGCGTCCCGTGGCGGATCGCCTGACCGTGCAGTCAGCGCAGATTGTGTCTTACACCATCAACGCGGTGTTGTATGTCTATCAGGGACCGGAGTCTGAACCCATTCTGGCCGCGGCTAAAAACAGCTTAAAAAACTATATCAGTACCCAGCGACGACTGGGCCGAGACATCCGCATATCAGCCTTGCACGCCGCACTACATGTTGAGGGCGTGCAGCGTGTCGAACTCACTGAACCCAAACAAGACGTGATCCTAGATAAAACACAGGCGGCGTATTGCACTGACTGGCGTGTAGCGATTGGGGGATCTGATGAGTGAGCCTAGCCTGCTGCCATCGTCTGCCTCTGCGCTAGAACGCCGGTTGGCGCAAACCTGCAAAGGGATTAACGATCTGCAAGTGCCGTTACGTGACCTATGGAACCCTGAAACCTGCCCCATTGCGTTTTTACCTTATCTGGCGTGGTCCCGTTCGGTTGACCGCTGGGATGAGCATTGGCCGGAGGAAACCAAGCGGCAGGTGGTGGCTGATGCGTTTTATATCCATAGCCGAAAGGGCACCATCAGCGCTATTCGTCGCGTGGTTGAACCGCTGGGATACCTGATTAACGTCAGTGAGTGGTGGGAAAATAATGACCCTGCAGGCACATTCCGGCTGGATATCGGCGTGTTGGAGAGCGGTATAGATGAGGCGATGTATCAGGAAATGGAACGCCTGATTGCTGATGCCAAGCCGGTCAGTCGTCACTTGATAGGGCTGACCATTATTCAAGACGTCGCGGGCTATGCCTATACCGGTGCCGCCGTATATGACGGCGACATTATCACTGTTTATCCCGACGAAGGGAGCTAATGCCATGGCGCAAAAATATAAAGCCGTACTCACAACCGTCGGCGCAGCTAAGATTGCCGCCGCTACAGCGGGAGGGGCTAAAATTAACCTGACACAGATGGCCGTGGGTGATGGCGGTGGTTCATTGCCGACACCCGTACCCACGCAAACTAAGCTGATTGCGGAGAAACACCGCGCCGCACTTAATAAGGTGATCGTTGATCCCAAAAAGAAGAATTATTTAGTGGCCGAGTTGGTTATTCCGCCGGAGATTGGCGGCTTTTGGATGCGTGAGCTCGGACTGTATGACGACACCGGCGCACTGATTGCGGTCAGTAATATGGCCGAGAGTTACAAGCCGCTGTTATCTGAGGGCTCAGGCCGCGCGCAGACCCTGCGCATGGTGGTGATTGTCAGCGATATGGACACGGTCAATTTGCTAATCGACAGCTCGACGGCGCTCGCCACGCAGGAATACGTTGACGATAAATTACTGGAGCATGAGCAATCGCGCCGCCATCCTGACGCCACGCTCAAAGAGAAAGGTTTCACCCAACTGAGCAGTGCGACCAACAGCACCAGCGAGGCATTGGCCGCTACGTCGAAAGCCGTTAAAGCGGCTTATGACTTGGCAAGCGGCAAATACACCGCGCAGGATGCGAGCACGGCTCAAAAAGGAATTGTTCAGCTAAGCAGTGCCACCAATAGTGTCAGTGAGACATTAGCCGCTACGCCGAAAGCGGTTAAGGTCGCTTATGACAAAGCGGTCGAGGCTGACAAAAACGCCAAAACCGCCGACGACAATGCGGGCAAGGCCAACGAGAACGCCAATACACGTCTAGAGAAAGATAAAAATCTGTCTGACCTAAATGATAAACCGCAGGCGCGTAAGAATTTAGCGCTTGGCACCGCTGCAACCTCCAACGTTCAAAAATCGGCTACGGATGGCACTGCCAATGCATTGATGGCGAATGGCGCATGGGGGCTTGGTGGAGCAGCAACATTTATTGCTGATAATACAGACCTTCATGCCTATTTTTTGACTGCGAAAACCGGTTATTACTCTTGTGGTGCATTAGTCAAAAACGGTGTTTTTAATGGCGCTGACTTCATCTGGATTTTGCATAGCTATGACGCATCAGCCGGAAAAGCGACGTATGGAAATTTGTACGAAATCAGTAGTTCAGGTAAAGGCTCGGCGCTTCATACGTTAGCTAAGGGCGTATGGAGCATTTCGCGGAACTACTCTGATATATACAAGCCCACACCAAATGATGTGGATGCATGGCCAATAGCGATACGCGGAAACATTGGGAACGGTACACTATTGTCTACCGCTAATCAGGTGGGTGTGTACCTTATATCAATTTCGAAACCAGAAACCGTATCTGATTTCCCCAAAATAGGAAACACGCCGTTATATGGTTATGGCTTTATGTTTGTCACTAAAAACGGTGCATCTATTAACCAACTGTATATGTCTCATCATGGACATATCGCTAACCGCCAATCGTGGAATAACGAAACAGGGTATGTTAACGGATGGAATATTGGCTATGGGACTATCAATAAGCCAACAGCAAGTGATGTCGGTGCATTGCCCATTGGGGGCGGCACACTTAATGGAAATTTAACCGTTAAAAACCAGATCCAAGTGGGTAGCGTTGGTAACGGCTTTCTGACTATTGGGGACAGCGATTCAGGCTTGCGTAGTTCTGTCGATGGGCAAGTGGATTTATACGCCAATGGCCGAATGTTCGGCTATTGGAACACGACAATCCTGTCATTCACTGGGCAGATTATTCCAACAAATTACGCGAACTTTGATACTAGGTACTACACAAAAGCACAGAGCGACGCAGGATATGCGCCTATGCTCCGTTCCTATTCCAAAACCGAGTCAGATGCTCGCTATGTGCGTGACATTCGCATGGGAGCTAACCAAAGTGGAATTGTATGGGGAGGCTCCGGTGGTACGCTTCCAGCGGGATATGTATTGACTGGGGGTAACTTCGATGATGACCGAGAATATCCTGTATATGCCCCTGTTCAAAAATATATAAATGGTCAGTGGTATAACGTCGGGAGGGAATAACATGATGCATTTAAAAAATATTAAAGCAGGCAACCCTAAAACAGTTGAACAATATCAACTTACCCGTGACTTTGATGTGAAGTGGTTATGGTCAGAGGATGGCAAAAACTGGTACGAAGAACAAAAAAACTTCCAACCTGACACATTAAAAATTGCATATGACCATGCTGGGATTATTTGCTGTATTGAAAAAGATGTTTCATTAATTAACCCAGAAGGTATGAGTGTAATTGAGCTACTCGATATTACAGCAAATCGGAGAGCTGATGTCTCCGGTAGCTGGATGTATCAGGATGGACAAGTCATCAAGCGCACATACACACGTGATGAACTTATTGCACAAGCAGCGACAGAGAAAGCCCGCTTGCTTGCTGAAGCTAGTACGTGCATAGCCCCATTGCAGGACTCTGTTGACTTAGGGATGGCAACAGAAGTGGAGAAAATTAGCCTAACGGCATGGCGCACCTTTCGGGTGTTGTTGAGTCGGGTGGATACGTCAACGGCTCCTGATGTGGTTTGGCCTGAGATGCCTACAGTCTGATCCCTTTGGGTATTGTGCCAACGTTGTCACAATGCCCACCGCATGATTCTTTTTCCCCTCTCTTTCACCATAGCGGAACACCTGAACAGGAGATCCGCTTTATGGCTCAAGATTATCACCACGGTGTGCGCGTCCAAGAAATCAACGAAGGCACGCGCACCATTACTACCGTCAGTACGGCCATCATTGGGATGGTTTGCACCGGCGACGATGCGGACCAAACCGCATTCCCTCTTAATAAGCCTGTGCTTATCACCGATGTATTAACCGCAATCGGTAAAGCAGGCACCACCGGCACACTGGCGCAATCCTTGGATGCAATTGCTGACCAATGTAAACCCGTTGTGGTGGTGGTTCGTGTAGAGCAGGGGGAAACCGAAGCGGAAACCACGACCAATATTATTGGCTCGGTCACCGCTGAAGGTAAGAAAACCGGACTAAAAGTGTTACTGGCCGCGCAGGCTCAGTTGGGCGTTAAACCGCGCATTCTAGGTGTTCCTGCACATGATACACAGGCGGTTGCCACCGAGCTGGCTTCAATTGCGCAGCAGTTGCGTGGCTTTGCTTATGTGAGCGCCTATGGCTGCAAAACCATCGAAGAAGTGATCGCTTATCGTGAGAATTTCAGCCAGCGCGAGCTGATGCTGATTTGGCCGGACTTTATCAACTGGGACACGGTGACCAATGCAGATGGCATTGCCTACGCCACCGCGCGTGCATTGGGTCTGCGAGCCAAGATTGATGAAGAAACCGGCTGGCATAAATCCCTGTCAAACGTGGGGGTGAATGGTGTTACCGGTTTGTCTGCTGATGTCTATTGGGATTTACAGGACTCTGCCACTGATGCCGGATTACTCAACCAGAACGACATCACCACGCTTATTCGCAAAGATGGTTTCCGTTTTTGGGGGTCCCGCTGCTGCTCGGACGATCCGCTGTTTGCCTTTGAATGTTACACCCGCACCGCGCAGGTATTAGCTGACACGATGGCCGAAGCGCATATGTGGGCGATTGATAAGCCGCTGACGCCATCGCTGGTGCGCGACATTATCGAAGGCATCAACGCCACACTGCGTGAAATGGTTTCTGGTGGCTATCTGCTGGGCGGGCGTTGCTATTTGGACGCGGATAGTAATACCAAAGACACGTTGAAGGCGGGCAAGTTATTGCTGGATTACGACTACACCCCCGTCCCGCCGCTGGAAAACCTGCTGTTACGCCAGCGTATCACTGATTCATACCTGATGGATTTCACATCAAAGGTAAAGGCTTAGGGCTAAGGGGAACAACCAATGGCATTACCTCGTAAGTTTAAGTATCTGAACATGTTCAGCGATGGCATTAACTGGATGGGGATCGTGGAGTCCTTCACTCTGCCAAAACTGACCCGTAAATTTGAAAAATACCGTGGCGGCGGCATGAACGGCTCGGCGGATGTTGATCTGGGTCTGGATGATGGGGCGCTGGAGTGTGAATTTACGCTGGGCGGCACGGAGTCGCTGCTGTTTAAACAGTGGGGCGCAGCAAAGGCAGACGCTGTGATGCTGCGTTTTACCGGCTCCATTCAGCGCGATGATTCCGGAGAAGTGCAGGCCGTCGAAGTGGTGGTGCGCGGACGTTACAAAGAAATTGACGGCGGTGATACCAAGCAGGGTGACAGCTCAACCACCAAAGTCCCTTTCTCACCGACGTATTACAAATTGACGATTAACGGTGAAGAGCTGATCGAAGTTGACACCATCAACATGATTGAGCGCGCAAATGGCGTTGATTTGCTAGCAGCGCACCGCACGGCTATTGGCCTGTAATTCTCATTTTATGCGCGGTTAGCGCCGCGCTTATTTCATTAAGTAGGTATCACGATGACAACGACGAAGAAAAACGACGCGGCACCACCTGTAACCGTAGATATTGCCACCGGCGAAGTGACCGAAAAAACCGTGGATTTAGATACGCCCATTCAGCGCGGTAATACCACTATCACGCAGATTGTGGTGCGCAAACCGCAGTCGGGTGCATTGCGCGGTTGCCGTCTACAAGCGCTGATGGAAATGGATGTGGATAATATGACGCTGGTTCTACCACGTGTGACAACGCCAGCGCTTACCCGCGCGGAAGTCCTGATGCTCGATCCGGCGGACTTAATCACCTTGAGTACGGAGGTGGTGCTTTTTTTGCTGCCGAATCGGGTGAAGTCCGATATCCCGACAGCTTAATGGTGGAAGATTTGGTGGCGGACGTTGCCGCCATTTTCCACTGGTCACCTGCCGTCACTGACAGTATGTCACTGCCAGAACTGCTGGAGTGGCGGCACCGAGCCATTTTACGCAGTGGTGCTAGTGATGAGTGATAAAAATTTGCGGCTGCAGGTGGTCCTCAACGCCGTTGATAAACTAACCCGACCTTTCAAAATGGCACAGGCCAGCACGCGAGCGCTGGCTCAAGATGTCAAAAACTCCCGCGATGCACTCAAACGGCTTGATGAAGCTGGTCAAAAACTCACGTCATTTAATGCGCTATCTAACGCTGTCCGTCAGGCGGGCAACGAACTCGAGCAGGCCAAGTTAAAAGCACAAATGATGACCCGTGAGCTGTCCCAGTTGGAAAGCCCGACTAAGAAACAGACGCAGGCGCTAGAAGCGCAATGGCGCGCCGTGAATAAGTTGGAGACTAAGCAGCGTGAAAGCGTGGCCCAAATGGGGAAAGCACGCGCTGAACTTTACCGCATGGGGATTTCGGCCAAAAGTAGTGAACAAGCCACGGCGCGGATCACGTCTGAAACCGAACACTACAACGCAAAGTTAAAAGAGCAGGAGCGGTTGCTAAAACGCTCCGGTGAACAACAGCGCAAACTCTCTGCAGCTAAGGCCCAATACGGTAAAACGCTGGATATGCGCAACCGGATTGCCGGTGCGGGGGCAACCTCGACGGCAGCAGGGTTAGCCATCGGCGCGCCGGTCCTTGGGGCGGTAAAAAGTTACAGTCAGATAGAGGACGCCATGAAAGGCGTCGCCAAGCAGGTCAATGCTCTACTGGACGATAAGGGCGGACGCACGGCGCAGTATTACGAGCTGCAAAAAGACATCCAGCGCCTAAGTGAAACGCTGCCGATGGCAAACGGCGCAGCTGATATTGCCGCGTTGGTGGAAGGTGGTGCGCGTATGGGGGTGACGAACGATAGCGACCCGTGGGCAAAGCAGAAAAAAGACCTATTGAACTTTGCCGCTGTATCCGCAAAGGCATCCAAAGCCTTTGAAATGCCCGCCGACCAGTTAGCGGAAGATCTCGGCAAGATTGCGTTTCTGTACAAAATCCCTATCAGCAATTTGGAAGAGCTCGGCGACACGCTCAACTATTTGGACGATAACGCGCAATCCAAAGGGGCGGACATCATCAATGTGATGCAGCGCATGGGCGATATTGCCGACAAGATGGACTACAAACAGGCGGCAGCGTTGGGATCTACATTTCTTTCACTTGGTGCCGCGCCAGAGGTAGCGGCGTCAGCGAGTAAGGCGATGGTGCGTGAATTGGGGATCGCCTCCATGCAGGGCAAGCGCTTTATTCAGGGAATGAACACGTTGGGCCTGAATGCGAATAAATTGGAAAAAGGTATTGCCAATAATGCGGTGGCAACCATTCAGGATGTATTGGGGCGCATCAAAGGATTGTCCAAAGAGAAACAGCTCAGTGTTATGACGCAGCTGTTTGGCAAAGAGTTTGGCGACGATGCGCAAAAGCTAGGGCTTAACATTGATGAATTTATCCGCCAGCTCGGCCTAACACAGAAGGCGGGGGCTAAAGGTTCAATGCAGCGTGAGTCTGACATTGATAAAAACTCTCTCTCTTCCCAGTACCTGCTACTGCAAACTGGCGTCAAAAATACCTTTGCTTCACTGGGGGAAACGCTACGTGATCCGCTGCTGGAAGTGATTGATCTCGCCAAGCGTGCCACCGGTGCCTTTCGTCGCTTTGTTGAAGAAAACCCACGGCTAGCCGGTGGGTTCGTTAAAGCCGCCGCCGGTGCTTCTCTGCTTTTAGCTGGGTTTGGTGGGCTTGCTATCACGCTGGCTGGACTGCTTGGGCCTTATGCTGCTTTACGCTTTGGACTCAGTTTGCTGGGAATGAAGCTGCCAAGCATTATCGGTTTGCTCGGTGGTTTGGCTAAAGTCTTTCGCTTTGTCGGTACGGCAGTGTTGTGGCTAGGGCGTGCAATGTTGGCTAACCCTCTATTGGCTATTCTGGCGGGCATTGCGATGGCCGCAATTTATATCTGGCAGAACTGGGACACGTTGGGACCCAAAATCAAGGCGCTATGGGCCAGTATTAGCCAATGGACAAGTGAAACATGGAACGCGATCACGTTGTATATCGGGAATAAATGGGCGGAAATTGTGGCAGGTGTACAAGCGTTACCGGCGCAGTTTGTCGAGGCTGGGCGCAATATGATCGACAGCTTGCTGGCGGGAATTAATGAGAAGTGGGAAACCCTGAAAGCCAAACTCACGTCGTTATCCAGCTATCTGCCGGACTGGATGAAATCAGATAAAACAGCGGGGCCGGTTGTGGGGGCCCGTGGTGCGCCAATCCCGAGTCCGTCGGGTCTAAGCTTTGCGGGAATGTATGACAGCGGTGGCACCATCCCCTCAGGGCAGTTTGGCATCGTTGGGGAGCGCGGGCCTGAGTTGGTTAACGGTCCCGCACGCGTGACGGGCCGCAAACAAACAGCGGTTATGGCAGCCGTCGCTGCGCTGGGTATGAGTGCCGCAGTTCCTGCAGCCGCTGCGCCTCTCCATCCATTCAGTTTACCGGCGGCAGAGTATCGGGCTGTACCGGTGGTGGCGGTCAATGCGGCCAGTACATCACCGGCGGCAGGTAACCACACCGAGATCCATATTCACGCCGCGCCAAATCAATCGCCGCAAGATATTGCGCGCATGGTGATGCAGGCAATGGATGAGCGGGATCGTAAACATCAGGCGCGGGCGCGCAGTGGATTTAGTGATAGGGGGATTTTCTGATGATGCTAACGCTGGGATTATTTGTATTTATGTTGCAAACGGTGCCGTATCAGGAGCTACAGCTGCAAAAGGCATGGCGTCACGCCATGAATAGCCGAGTGGGTCTGCGTCCCTCATCGCAGTTTTTGGGGCCGGATACTGACACCGTGACGCTGACAGGGCAGCTATTCCCCGCCTTAACCGGTGGACGACTCTCTATGTTGACGCTGGAGATGATGGCGGAAACCGGCAAGGCGTGGTCCTTGCTGGATGGTGCGGGAACGATTTACGGCATGTTCGTGATCGAGAGTATTAATCAAACGAAAAAGGTTTTCTTTCGTGACGGCTCGGCGCGCCAGATTGAGTTCACCATTACGTTAAAGCGCGTGGATGAATCGCTGGCTGAAATGTTTGGCGATCTGGGTGACCAGCTTAATCAGATGAAAGATAGTGCAACGGATGCACTAGGCGGGTTGTTGTCATGATCGCACCGGACTGGGTAAGTGGGCAGGATAATGCACCCACATTTAGTTTGAGGATGGATGGTGATGACATTACGGCAAAGATTGAAAAGCGCCTGATGTCGCTGACGTTAACAGATAACCGTGGCTTTGAAGCTGACCAGTTGGATATTGAGCTGGATGATACCGACGGCGCGCTAGCGTTACCGCGCCGTGGTGTTGGATTAACGCTCTCACTTGGATGGAAAGGCAAACCGTTAACCCCTAAAGGCTTATTTGTGGTGGATGAGATTGAGCATTCTGGTGCGCCGGATAAGCTGACCCTGCGTGCGCGTAGTGCTGACTTTCGGGACACCCTAAATATCCAACGCGAGGCCTCGTACCACGACAAAACGCTGGGCGACATCGTGACGACCATTGCCAAGCGCAACAAGCTGGATGTGGCATTGGATAGCACGCTGGAGAAGGTAAAAATCCCCCACGTCGATCAAACCAATGAATCAGACGGCAGTTTTTTGACGCGATTGGCAAAGCAAGAAGGCGCAGTGGCGTCGGTGAAAGGGGGCAAGTTGCTGTTTATCCGCCAAGGGCAGGGCAGAACGGCCAGCGGTAAACCCATCCCAGCAGTCACGATCAAACGCGGCGATGGTGACCAGCACCGCTTTGGATTGGCTGATCGTGGGGCTTATACTGGCGTTACTGCTAGCTGGTTAAATACGCGAGAGCCAAAGAAAAAAGAGCAGGTAGCGGTCAAGCGTAAACGCAAAACTAAGAGTAAGGCGAAACCCAAGGAGCCGGAGGCTAAACAGGGGGATTACCTGATGGGAGCTGATGGAAATGTATTGGTGCTGGGTCACACCTATGCCAATAAAGGCAACGCTGAGCGAGCAGCCAAGGCAGCATGGCAAAAATTGCAGCGCGGTATAGCGACGTTTTCCATCCAGTTAGCCCGTGGCCGTGCCGAGTTATACCCAGAAATGCCGGTTAAGGTTCAGGGATTCAAGAAGGAAATAGATGCGGCGGACTGGTTGCTAACGACGGTTACCCATTCTTTAAGCGATGGAGGCTATACAACGGAGCTAGAGCTGGAAGTGAAGATTGATGATCTTGAAATGGAATGAGGGATGCTTTACTGAATACTTTTTGTTTATAATGTTCTCAATATCGAACTCTGTGGGAGGTAAGTTATCATGATGAATTGTCCGTTGTGTGGATGTGCAGCACATACCCGCAGCAGTTTTGTTGTCACGAGTGAAACTAAAGAACGTTATAACCAATGTACGAACATCAATTGCGGCCATACGTTTATCACTCATGAAACCTTTGTTCGTTCGATCATGATTCCGGGCAAAGTGATTGAAGCGCAGGCACATGCAAAGGGGCAACAACCTAGCCTATCGTTCTAAAGCGTTAAAATTATTTTTTCAAGGGAACCGCCGCATGGGCGGTTTTTTTATATCTGGGGAGTAGTGATTTTTTCTGCTGCCACTTTGCTGCCATTGGTCTAAAAAATCACTTTTAAGATATTGTTTTATATAGACTTAAATTTCAGGCAATAAAAAACCCGGTAGTCTTGAACCTAAGAAGGCGGGACTATCGGGCTCCTCAATATGGGGAACATCAAAGAAAAGCAGTGGCACTAATTAAGACTTTGTCGCAGGGAGAAAGTTTCAGACAAAGTGAAAAAAATCACAGTTTTTTCCTTTTTGCCTGAATTCTAAGACTTTATTATCCGCCGATGCCGGGCCATATGATGACGATAAGTGTCCCCGCAAGCGTAAGCAGTACGTTGGCTATCGCGTAAGTGCCAGCATAGCCCAGCGCTGGGATGTTGCTGCGTGAGGCATCGCTGATGATTTCCATGGCGGGAGCACAGGTTCTGGCGCCCATAATGGCACCAAACAGCAGGGCGCGGTTCATGCGGAGCACGTAGGCACCAAACAGGAAACAGATGACAACGGGCAACAAGCTGACCACCAGACCGGAGAGCAGCATTTGCCCACCGATTTGTCCTAAGCCGTGGTTCATGCCTGCGCCTGCGCTCAGGCCAACACCGGCCATAAACACCATCAAGCCAAACTCTTTCACCATATTCAGCGCCCCTTGCGGGATATAGCCGAAAGTAGGGTGGTTGGCACGCAGGAAACCCAGCATGATGCCAGCGAACAGCAATCCAGCGGCGTTACCGATGCCAAAGGAGAAATTGCTGAACTTGAAGGTAATCAAGCCAATCATCAAGCCAATAATAAAGAAGGCGCAGAAAGCCAAAAGATCGGTGACCTGACTATGGATGGAAATAAACCCGATGCGTTCTGCCACGCTTTTGACGCGACGCGCATCGCCGCTGACCTGCAACACATCGCCTTTGTTGAGCACGATGTTGTCATCGATAGGCATTTCAATTTGGCTGCGTATCACGCGGTTAAGGAAGCAACCGTGGTCAGTCAGTTTGATCTGGCTGAGGCGTTTACCCACTGCATTGTTGTTTTTGACCACAATTTCTTCGGTCACGATACGCATGTCTAGCAAGTCGCGGTCGAAAACTTCTTTCCCATTACGGAAACTTGGATCTAAACGGGCATGAGCATCTGGGTAGCCAACCAGTGAAATCTCATCACCGACCTGTAAAACCGCATCGCCGTCTGGCGTGGCCAAAATGCCGTTACGGCGGATACGCTCAATGTAACAGCCGGTTTGGCGATAGATGCCCAGTTCGCGCAGGTTTTTGCCATCAGCCCAAGACACTAACTCAGGGCCAACACGGTAAGCGCGAATCACCGGCAGGAAAACTTTGCGCTGCACTTCATTATCTAAACCGCGTTCACGCGCAATCTGCTGCGCCGATGTCGGCAGATCTTGATGCTGGAGTTTCGGTAAATAGCGTGCGCCAAAAATCAGGCTGACTAAACCGATGAGATAAGTCAGGGCATAGCCGAGGCTTAGGTTGTCTTGCAGATGGGGAAGGTTAGGGTTGTTAGCCAGAGTTTGGCGCAGCGTATCCCCCGCACCGACCAGAACTGGCGTAGAGGTCATTGAACCTGCCAACATCCCGGCGGTTAAACCGATATCCCAGTGGAAAAGTTTACCAAAGCCCAACGCCATCACTAACGCACTGCCCACCATCACGAGGGCTAGCATGAGATAGTTTTTCCCATCGCGGAAAAAAATAGAGAAGAAATTGGGACCGGCTTCCACGCCCACACAGAATATAAACAGCATAAAGCCGAGATTCAGTGCTTCCGTGTTGATGGCAAAATGTTGTTGTCCGAGGAGAAGAGAGACAACTAAAACGCCAATGGAGTTACCGAGCTGAACGGAACCCAAGCGTAATTTACCGAGGCATAGCCCCAGCGCCAAGACAACGAACAACAGCAGGATGTAATTTCCTGTTAACAAACTTGCGACATCAATGTTCACGGCGAATAACTTATCGTTAACTAGCTTGCGCTTGATATGATTGACTATTGGAGATACATTCAACCATACAAAATAATAAATTTCATCTTTAACTCGGTTATCCCCAGTAATAGATGAAACCCCAATACGAACGATGTATTGGCAGCTATTTTAGACGCGACTTGTGTGTTCGGCCAACAAAAAGCCGAAACACGTGGGAATGCGTCTTTTGCACGTTATCGCGCTAGGGAATGCGTGGGCTCGCAGGACTATCTGTTTCGCCAAGGGCGGTGAAAGTGTTAGGTCTCTGTGGGTGTATTGAATATCGCTTCTAAGGAAAGAGGGATTTTTGATGACAATGTATCGGCGTTGGTTGGGCGCGATGGTTGCTTTTGTCTTGGTCAGCTTGCTCTTCATGGTATTAAAGCCGTGGGTTCACGCAGACGGCCCCAATATTGTAATGAAAGGTGAAATCAGCCTGCTTTGGTTCGTTATTCCAGGATTTATTGCGAGCTATGCTTCCGTTAGCGGCCGCATTTTTTATCCATTTCTTGGCACCTTTTGTGCCGTGCTGGTTTCAACATTGATTCACTTGTTTTATGGAACAGAGCTACGTAACGGATTACAGATGTTTGCGTATGGAACCAGTGCGCTTTTCTGGTCAACTTCAGGCGCGTTTCTTTTTTGGTTTGTCGCGCTCTCTTGGCAGAAGAAGCGTTCGATTGGCGTTGAGCGCTATCGCTAGAAACACATCACATTCTGATAGATAAAAAAAGGGCATCCAATTTGGATGCCCTTTTTTCGAAGCAAAAACGATTACTGGAACAGAGCCAGATTTTCTTTGGCGTAGGCTTCAAAATCAGTGCAGCCGCCAATGTGTTTCTGATCGATGAAGATCTGTGGAACGGTTTCAACAGGTTTACCGACGGTTTTTTCCAGATCGGCCTTAGTGATACCTTCTGCGTGGATATCAATATAACGGAAGTTGAAATCATCGCGTTCTTCGGTCAGTTTTTCAGCCAACTCTTTAGCACGGACACAATACGGGCAGCCCGGACGCCCAAAAATTACTGCAAACAT